AAGGCGGGGGTCTTATGCTACTTATCTTGATATATCTCATCCCGATATTCTTTTATTTTTAGAAATGAGAAAGCCTACGGGCGATCCAAATCTACGAACACTCAATCTGCATCACGGCATCAACATTCCAGATTCATTCATGCAAATCGTTGAACGATGTATGCTAGATAAAGATGCAGATGATTCTTGGGAATTAAAAGATCCACACAGCAATGAAGTGCGTGAAGAGGTTTCAGCAAAAGATTTGTGGCAACGTATACTCGACATTCGTATGCAAACGGGTGAACCATATCTACATTTCATTGACGCAAGCAATCGTGCTATGCCACAGTTTCAAAAAGACTTAGGGCTAAGTATCAAGCAGAGCAATCTTTGTTCTGAAATTATTTTACCTACAGATAAAGATAGAACAGCAGTATGTTGTTTGTCTTCAGTTAACTTGGAGTATTATGATGAATGGAAAAATGATTCTTTATTTCTTTCTGATATTGCTGAAATGTTGGATAATGTTTTGGAGTATTTTATTCTTCATGCTCCTGCCGCCGTTGAACGTGCAAGGTTCTCTGCCATACGTGAGCGCAGTATTGGTATCGGTGCTTTGGGCTTTCATGCTTATCTACAACGAAATAATGTGCCGTTCGAATCCGCACTTGCAGTCGGAAGAAACAAGCAAATCTTCAAACACATCAGGGATGAATTAAATGTGGCGAATCTTAAATTGGGTAAAGAGCGAGGTGAGGCTCTTGATGCTGTTGGCACTGGTCAACGTTTTAGCCATCTTATGGCTGTTGCTCCAAATGCTTCTTCGTCTATCATCATGGGAAATACTAGCCCTAGTATCGAACCTTATCGTGCTAATGCTTATCGTCAGGACACTCTATCAGGCTCATCATTAGCCAAAAACAAATGGCTTGACAGGATCATCAAAAGTGTAGTAAAATCAGATGATGAGTACCAGACAGTTTGGTCTAGCATCATTGCGAATGATGGTAGTGTACAGCACTTAGATATTTTAGATGATTGGCAAAAAGATGTATTTAAAACGTCTATGGAGATTGACCAACGTTGGTTAGTCAATCATGCCGCAGATAGACAAGAGTATATTGACCAAGCACAGTCATTGAATCTGTTCTTCCGACCTGATGTGAACATCATGTATCTACATGCAGTACACTTTCAAGCATGGAAGCAAGGACTCAAAACATTGTACTACTGTCGTTCAGAAAAGATTGGTAAAGCAGACAAAGTTTCAAGACGTATTGAACGTGAAGTAATTAAAGAACTCGACATGAAAGCACTCATTGATGGTGATGCATGTCTCGCATGTGAAGGATGAAAATGAAAGTACTTAGATTTACAGCATCATGGTGTCAGCCATGTAAGATGTTAGCAAAAACATTAGAAGACGTTGAGACTCAAATTCCAATTGAAGTTATTGATATTGATGAGAATCAACAAATTGCAGTGGACTATGGCATTCGTGGCGTTCCAACTTTAGTGATGCTAGATGGTGACATTGAAGTTAAACGATTCTCTGGCATGAAAATGAAAAATGAATTGACAGATTGGTTGGGTGCTTAAATGGATTGGTCATTTGGTGTAATGGAATTAATTTTTCTTTTCAGTTGTATCGTCATTTTCGTTAGAAGCAGAATGCAGAAAGCAGAAAATGAAATTGATAAGGTGTTGAGAGAAGCTGAACAAGTTAAGTATAAAAATATGGATATATTAGTTTGTAGAACTGAAGTGCATGATAACCAAATTTTTATTTACAACAGAAAAACAAATCTGTTTATCACACAACAAGCAACTATTGAAAGTACATTCAAGTACTTCATAGATAACTATCCTGGCAGAAGAATACATTTCGGAGAAGAATAACAAATGAGTGTAACAAAAATAAAAAGTAATTTAATGGATAGCAGAGATGCATTCAAACCATTCAATTATCCGTGGGCATATGATGCGTGGTTAAAGCACGAACAGAGTCATTGGTTGCATACAGAAGTTCCAATGGCTGAAGATGTAAAAGATTGGAAGAAAAAGTTAACAGTAGAAGAAAAACATTTTCTCACAAACATCTTTCGTTTCTTTACTCAAGGCGACATTGACGTTGCTGGTGGTTATGTAAAAAACTATCTACCATACTTCAAACAACCAGAAGTACGTATGATGTTGCTTGGCTTTGCCGCTAGAGAAGCATTGCACGTGGCTGCCTATAGTCATCTGATTGAAACACTAGGTCTACCAGATACAACATATAACGAATTCTTAGCATATCAAGAAATGAAAGACAAACACGATTATGTGCTAGACATTTCAAATGCGAATGGTGATTTACAATCAACTGCAACCCACATCGCCGTGTTCAGTGCTTTCACTGAAGGGATGCAGTTGTTCTCTTCATTCATTATGCTATTAAACTTCCCACGTATGGGTAAGATGAAAGGCATGGGTCAAATTGTTACTTGGTCTATCGTAGACGAAACCCAACATTGTGAATCTATGATTAAACTATTCAGATCATTCATTCAAGAGAATCACGAAATTTGGAATGATGAACTAAAATCACGCATATATACTATTGCAGAACGAATGGTCGAACTTGAAGACAAGTTTATTGATTTAGCATTTGGCATCAATGAAATGGAAGGTCTTACTTCAGAAGAAGTTAAGAAGTACATTCGATATATTGCAGACAGGCGCCTTATCAGTCTTGGATTAAAGGGAATTTTTAAAGTTAAAAAGAATCCATTACCTTGGGTTGAAGAAATGATTAATGCACCAACGCATACTAATTTCTTTGAGAACAGAGCGACCGATTATGCAAAGGGTGCTACAAAAGGTGATTGGGCAGACGTATGGGGCAAGGCGGCATGATAATTAATTATCTTAATAAAAAATATAGTGAGTAAACCTTCTATGTTTTTTCCTACAATATGCGTTGATAATTTTTTGACATATCCTGACAGGATGAGAGAGTATGCCCTGTCTTTAGATTATTATGTATCATCTGAGAGTGGAGATGAAAGTTTACCTAAAGGAACCTGGCCAGGTAAAAGAACAAAAGCATTGAGTGTAATAAATCAACCGCTATTTTTAGAATTGTGCAATAAATTTTTAAGTTTATTTCTTGATAAGAATTTTCATAATTGCGAGTGGAATATACAAATGCATTTTCAGTTGTGTTCTCCAAATCAATATGGAAGCATAAATGAGGGTTGGATTCATCACGATGGCGACACATTATATGCTGGAGTATTATATTTAACGCCAAATGCACCTCTAAATACAGGAACTTCACTATATGAAAAACGTGCCGATTGTTTAGATTTTGATTTCAATGATTTTTCGCTTCTTCCAAATTCTAAATGCGATTTTTATTCAAACTTTGATTCAACTAAAATTGAAGAATACAAAAAAATGTTGAAGATAAATAATTCAAATTATGTAGAAACTGCAAGTTTTAAGAACATCTATAATAGACTGATCTGTTATAGTGGAAATATATATCATGGTGTTAAAAATTATTACGGAGATGATATGACAAATGATAGATTGACGTTAGTATTTTTTATTAACTCTTTAGATTCAAATTGGAATTCAATCCAAGCTATGAAAAAATATAACATATAAAAAGAAAGAAATCCACATGAACTATTTAAAATACACATTTTGGCTCACAATGATGGCTGTGGGATTCGCATTTTCTGCATGGAATAATGCACACGCACAAACAGGAAAACAAAAACCAGGAGTAACATATGACGCTAATATTACTAGGGTTATTGATGGGGACACTGTTGCGTTTGAAGCGGCTTGGTTACCAGATCCACTCAAAAAAGAATTAAGCATTCGTGTCTTTGGTGTTGATACACCAGAAAAAGGATTCAGAGCGCAATGCCCACAAGAAGATTTGAGAGGACAAAAGGCTACAGAATTCACAAAGAAAGCAGTTCTTTCCGCGCAAAAACGTCAAGTCATTTTAATGGACTGGGACAAGTATGGTGGTCGTGTTCTTGGTGACGTTATCTTAGACGGAAAGAGTTTACGTCAAGCATTGATTGCAAACGGTCTAGCCCGTGAATACTACGGCGAAGCTAAAACATCATGGTGTAACTAAATGAAAAAACTATTAACTATATTTTTGTTGATGGTGTCTGCTTCAGCATTTGCACAACATCATCATGGTCATCATCACGGCCATGGGCTTAGACCATACAGTTGGATCGGACCTACAATCATAGGCGGTGTCATTGGATATGAAATTGCACGACAACAACCTATAATTGTTCAGCAACAGCCCGTATTTGTTCAACAGCAACCTGTTATAATTCAACAGTCACCGCAAGTGTGTACTGATTGGAAAGAAATTCAATATCCCGATGGAAGAATCTATCGTGAAAGAACATGTAGTCAATAAAAAATGAGTTTTTTAGTTGCAAACACACCAAGAGTTAGATGTTATATAAGAAAAGAATTTCTTTATAATTTTGAAAAAGGTTTTGGTGAATACGTACCTTGTATTTGGGTATCAATCAAATCGATGAGTCGTAGAGCATTCTTCATTGAATCGTATTTGCCTGAGTATGGCGCACTGTACGATAAACTTCCATTGGAAGCGTTTGTAAGTAGAAATCATAATTTAGATAGAGATAAATTTTTGCCTCTAGACCATTTACAGATATGGGATTGTTTGTCGTATGATCTTGCTGTAATACAAAAATCATTTCTATTAAATCTAAGTGGCAAATTTTATGCTAAAGACAAACAATGGTATCAAGGTAACTACTTGTTTACTGTTGACAATTGTGCGTCAGATGAATATCTAGATATGGGTGATAGCGAAAATCCAGAAGACCATAAATCATATAATTTCTTAGAACTCGACAACGGACAGTATGCGGCACAGCCAAACAACCGTTGTATATTTCTTGACGCCGCAAGCAATCCAAAAGAAATGCTATTTCCAGACTTTAAAGTCTGCACAAAAAAATACATTGTAGAGCAAAATCCAAAATGGGCGATTGGTGATGCTGATACAGTAATGTACGAATAAGGAGAAAAAAATGACAACATATAACGTATTCTGCGATGCATGTGCGGCTGAGTATTCAGTAACACCATTAGCAGGATCAGACACACCCCCAACAAATTGCGCTTATTGTGGTTCGGAAATAGCCGAAGAAACAATATTGGAGAAAAATCAAGAGTGGCCAGAAGAAGATTGGGAAAAATTAATAGAAGACGATGAATGGTCATCGGAAGACGATAGATGATTATAGCAGGAGTAGATTATTCTCTAACATGTCCTGCAATGTGTGTATTTGATGATGAGAATGGTGAGTTTAGTTTTGAAAAGTGTAATTTTTATTTTCTGACACAATCTAGAAAATACGATGTGCAATTCAAAAACATAAGAGGTAAGTTTTTCGATCACGAAGGAATGACTGATGTATTGCGATACGATGGTATATCAAATTTCTTCATTGACAGATTGTTAGAGACAGATAAAGACTGTCATGTATTCTTAGAAGGATATTCTATGGGATCAAAGGGCAGAGTCTTTAACATTGCAGAGAACGCTGGCATTCTAAAGTATAGACTATGGTTGTTTGCCGTAGAGTGTACAGAAATACCACCAACAGTACTTAAGAAATATGCTACTGGTAAAGGTAATGCAAATAAAGAACGAATGCAAGAAGTCTTTGAAGAATTCAATGACATTCGTTTAAAAGAAGAACTACATATGACTGAGAAGCAATGGAATCCTTCTTCCGACTTGATTGATGCGTATTGGCTATGCAAATATGGATTTGACAAGTTGACATCCGAAACAAAGTAGAGTATACTCTATAATAATGTAGAAAGCGATAATTATGGAAGAAGAAAGAATTAGTTCATTGTTTGGTCTAGATGATGACAAAAAACCTAGACAACCAAAAATACTTGGACAATTACATACCCTATATTTGTGTGGCGAATTAAATGCGCCCAACGAATACGTAGACTGGTTTGAAGTTATCAGAAACGCAAATGAAACTGACATAATTAAAATCCACATCAATTCTCCTGGTGGTAATTTATTTACTGCTGTGCAGTTGATGCGTGTTATGGCAGAGTCTGAAGCAAACATTATTGCATCCGTAGAAGGCGCATGTATGTCAGCCGCAACAATGATATTCTTAGCCGCAGATGGCTTTGAGATATCAGAAAACTCCATGTTCATGTTTCACAATTATTCTGGTGGCACCATCGGTAAGGGTGGTGAAATGTACGACAACATCATGTATGAACGCAAGTGGTCAGATAAATTCATGCGGAGTGTGTATTCAGGATTCTTAACGGACGATGAAATCAAATCCATGTTAGAGAATAAAGATATCTGGATGGATCCAGAAGAAGTATTCAAACGTTTGAACAAACGTGGTGCAGAGAATGTGAAGGCATCTGCGCCCAAAAAGCCTAGAGCCAAACCTGTGCCCAAGAAAGCACCTGTTAAAAAAGTGAGGAAGACAAATGAGTGATGGTGTATTCTTAGTATCGTCAGCGATTCATGCAAAGCATGGCGTATATGATACTCAAACAAGACTTGAACAAACTATTGAAACATGTAAGTCTATTAGAAACAAATGTGATGCAGATATCATTGTGCTAGATGGTGGCTATCAAGATATCACAGAAAAAGAACGTGATACTTTGTCGCAATACATTGATAAGTTTTATAGTTTTGCTGACGCAGAGAATGTTCAACAACTTCAACAAGTGCCAAATCACGATATCGTAAAGAATATGATTGAGATTATCATATTCGGTTCGTTCTTTGATAAGGCAGTTGAAGATGAATGGCGTGAGAAATATAAGCGTATCTTTAAAATGAGTGGTCGATATACATTGAATGATGACTTCAATTACGACAAACACTTGCAAGCTAAAGACAAGGTTGTCATTCGTGGTCCATTCACAAGTCAATTCAAATCAGAAATCACAGGCGGTGTTTCATTGCAGTACATGAGTCGCTTATGGAGTTTTGATGGATTCTTACTTCCATATGTTAGAGACATTTATACTGATATGTTTAATCACATGACAGATAGATTGAACGCAAAAGGATATATTGACATTGAACATTTGTTGTTTCATCATCTTGATCCTGTATTGATTGAGAACATTGGTAAACTTGGTGTAGAAGGAAACATTGCACCAAACGGAGCGAGGGTTTCAGATTGAACTATAAGATTTTTCAGATTTGTTTTGAAGACAGACAGATTGATTTAGTTGACCCTTTGTTAACACCATTTGATAATACGTCAAATGAGAAACCTGAGTTGCGTGAGTTTCATTCATTCAATCGTATCATTGACGAAGGCTTTGCACATGACTTAGATGCTTGGGGTGTCTTTGGTCCTCGCTGGCAAAGCAAGATGCGTTATGAAGCTAACGCAATTAAAGATGCTATTGATAACAATGATGGCTATGATGTTTACATTTTCAATCATGCTAGAGTACAGAATGCACTAACTGCGAACGTGTGGGAACAAGGAGATTATTTTCATCCAGGAATTAAACAAGTTGTTCGTTCCGCATTTATTGCTGGTGACTATGACACCAATGCACTCGACAATGTAATGACAGACTCAACTTGCTATTGCAGTTACTTTGTTGCAACAAAAGCATTTTGGTTAGAGTACATTGCATTCGTAAAAGATATCAAAGAAAAACTTGAAGCGTTGACTGGACAAGACGCAGAAATTTATCATGGTAGTGCAAACTATAGCAGAGACCCAAATCTGAATATGTTTCCATTTATTGTCGAACGATTGTTCTCTACGTTTCTTCAGATGAAAGAATATAAAGTCTACAGTCAACCATATGACTATGATGTTTATAAAAGCCAGATAAATGACTTCAGCAAAGTATTAGAATCATTGTATGGCATTAAACGTATGGTTGTTGAACGACAGTCACCAGAATTGTTTGAACATTGGAACTTGTTACGATTGTATTTCGCAAAGACACATCCCGATTTATTTAACTTGGATTGAGATTTTATGATTATTGATTTGTTTCGACCCACTATAGAATGGATAAAAGATGACTTTAAGTCTAACAGAATTCGCTTTGCTGTTGAGTTGCTTGCTTGGGCTATTAGCATTGGTTGTAGCATTACTATGGCACTCACAGTCCCCACCCCTCCGCTTCTTGCTCTTTATCCTGTCTGGATCACTGGCTGTGCTTTGTATGCTTGGGCTAGTTGGACTAGGAAATCTTTTGGCATGTTGGCTAACTATATTCTGCTAACAACTATTGACACTATTGGACTTATGAGGATGTTATGGAATTAAATCAGATTTTAATTGCAACAACAGTATGTGGAATTTTATTGGCACTTGTATATCGACACATCACATTCACTAAGATTAAAGAATGTTACGGCATGTGGTTTAAGAGAGAGTATTGGACTGATTATAATACTGTAGAGTTTTTGAGTTGGGCTGCTAAGGCAATTATTATTGTACCCGGTTTGATATTCGATATTAGTGTTTGGTGGTTATATTTTTTCACACTTGCAACAAGTCTAACTTTAATATGGGCTAGTGAAAAGAAATTATTGCCAACACTAGTAGGATTCAATACTATATGGGCTTGGATTTCTTGTATGGTACTTGCTAAACATCTGGTGTAATAAAATTGGTAAGGATGCTAACATGAGATTTTGGCTGATTTGGGCAAGAGCAACTAATCATTTGATTGGCAAAACTGATGAAGATAAGCCAGATGTACCGATTCTTACCATGAGAGAGGCACGGGTTGCATTGACTTTGAGAACTTTTTGGACTATAATACATGTTGCAACGTGCTTATTCATCATTGCAAATACGATTCATCATTGGTAGTAAAGGAACAATATTATGGCAAACAAAACTTGGACAATCAATTTGGAAGAAGACCCAGAAACTGGTGATTTGATTCTTCCCTTAAATGATGATATACTAGAGGGAACTGGTTGGAAGACTGGTGACAGTATTGATTGGATTGACAACAAAGATGGAAGTTGGACTATGAAAAAAATTGAAACACAATGGGTTCTTGTTGAAACTGTATCTACGTTCCGTGAACGCTACATGGTAGAAGTACCTGTTGGTGTTGACAGGTATGGTAAAGATAAAGCAGACTGGGCACTTGATACAGTTACACTAGAAGAAGCCAAAGAGTTTTCGCAAGAACACTTAGGCGAAACTATCGTGTCACATCGTGTCGTTACGAAAGAAGATGCGCTTGCGTTGTGTGATAAAGACAATGCTTACTGTTCATCTTGGACTGAAGAAATGAAAATGAAAAGTTTCTTCACAACAATGGCAGAACACATTAGAGAGAATGACTACAATGACGCTACCTGATGAAAGATATCGTGCATTGCGTTGTGGAGAACAATTGTTTTTGGATTTGTTGAATCCTAAAGTAACGCCTAGAGTCCCTAAATACATTCGTCAACGTGCTTTGAGTGTTCTACGACACTATCCAAGTTCATATCACTTTGAAAAAATTGTGGAGAATTTGCCTGAAGATTTTGCCGTCAATAGTTTATTCGTGAAGGTGACGAATGAAAGCGAAAATTGAAAATGAAGTTATACACTTCTTGAAAGAGTTATTGCATCCAGAAGGTTTTGGTTGGTCAGTAACAGATGAGGTTCGTAAAGAATCAAAGCGACTTTTAATTATGATAGAAAGTGAAAGTATTAATGAGCAAGATTCAACAATTCGGCAGACCATACGAAACGTTTGACCCTAGCAATAAAAAACATCGAAAGATTTTTCACGATGTAATGCGATATAGAACTTGGGGTAGGTCTGCAATTTGTTTTTGGGCAGAAGATGATTCTTCAGGTTCGAATAGTTTGATGGATCAATGCATTAAAGCAATGGGAAGATACTATATAGAAAAAGAATTCGGCGAATTGATTGATGATGATCCGTTTAATTCTGGAAAAGAAACTCGCAGTCGGCCTAATCCACATCCATATATTTACACCAGGAAATCGACAATAACATGAAAATCTACATCGGCCCTTATAAAATGACATTTATCATATGAGTGATAATAAAAAATTTGTCGTAGTTGGTGGAGGTACAGCAGGTTGGTTGACTGCACTATTCATTCGACAAAAATTTCCAACGAGTAATATAACTCTTGTCAAAAGCGATGAGATTGGGATTATTGGAGTTGGTGAAGCAACTACACCAAATTTAGTTGCACTATTACGCTCCCTCAAACTTGATTTAACATCACTATTAATTGAGACAAATGGTTCGATTAAAAATGCAATTCAATTTAAAAATTGGAATGGTGATGATACATCATATTATCATAGCTTTAGCGAAAATTTATCAGGATTCTCAATACCGAATGCATTTTCAACAGACTGCTTTGATTATTATATAAAACATCTTATTCAAGATGATCTTTCATTTGAAGAGTACACATATACCGCAAAACTATCATCTGAGAATAAAATTGATTTGAATAGTACCCATTGGGCATTACATTTTGATGCAAATTTAATGTCGAATCATCTAGAAAGAGTTGGACTTGGTAGAAACATTAATGTTATCAATGGAATAATCAAAGACGTAAATCAGGATGCATTAGGAAATGTAAATTCTCTATCAATGGATGATGGAAGTTTAATTGATGTTGATTTTGCATTTGATTGTTCTGGATTCAATAGACTAATTATCGGAAAATTATATAATCAAAAGTGGATATCATATGACAAATATCTTCCTGCGAAAAAGGCGATTGCATTTTGGTTAGAACCAGAAGCAGAGATGCGCCCATACACTTCAGCGATTGCTATGAAATATGGATGGAGTTGGAACATTCCTTTATTAGATAGGATTGGCGCAGGATATGTGTTTGATACTGATTACATTACAACGGCTGAGGCAGTTGATGAGATGGAACTATATTATGGAAAAAAATTAGAAGTTAGAAAAGTAATTAATATTAATGCAGGAAGATATGAAAACGTTTGGGTCAAAAACTGTATTGCACTTGGATTGTCAAGTAATTTTATTGAGCCATTAGAGTCTACATCATTATTTCTAACTGTAGGACAATTGAGTTTAATTTCACATTTCTTAAATGATATAGAAACACTCAATGAAGCAAGTATTAAATTGTTCAATGAAGTAATATCTAATAATATGGAAAACACTCTAGCTTTTGTATGGCTACATTATTTGACAAAAAGAACTGACACAGAATTTTGGAAAAATTTTGCTACTAATTATGATATGCCAGAAAAATTAAAACCAATTTTACCTCTAATAAAATCTAATAATTTGAGATACTTAAACACAGTAGATATTAAAACAACGGCAAGTTTTCCTATGTATTCATATTTGCAAGTTGGACATGGATTAGGATTAATTGAAAATTCGAAAAATCTTAGTGGATATGAAAATATAGTTCCTAATCCCATTGAATATAAAAATATAATTGAATCTAAAATAAACACTGCCTCAAATCACACTGAGTTTATTAAACAACTACATAAAATAACATGAAAATCTACATCGGACCTTATAAGAATTGGGTTGGACCATATCAGATTGCCGAAGCACTTTGCTTTTGGGCAAAGCCTGTCGAGGATGAATATGGATACAAACGTAAGCCTGATTGGGTGCATAACTTTGGTACTTGGCTTTCTCATGGAACTACAAAAGAAGAAATTGTAGAATCAAAGAATGCTCCAGAAACTTGGCTATTGAAACTATGTCAATGGATTGAGTCTAAGCGTAGTCGTAAGTCATATATTAAGATTGACAAGTACGATACATGGTCAATGGATCACACACTTGCAATGATTGTTTTGCCTATGCTGAAACAATTGAAAGAGACAAAGCATGGTGGACCTCATGTTGATGATGAAGATGTGCCAGAAGAACTGAAGTCAACTTCAGCGCCAGCAAAAGAGAATGAATACGATACTGACGAAAATCATTTCAAGCGTTGGGACTGGGCATTAGATGAAATGATTTTTGCATTCACTTGCAAGAATGATGATTCATGGGAAGAAGCGTTTCGTTCTGGTGAACACGAATTGATTTGGAAACCTGTCGATCATGCCGGCAATGAAGTACCCAAGAAAGACGCTAAGTTGTTTCGAATGGAACATGGTCCTAATGACACATACAAATGTGACTATGAAGGTATGAAAGTAGTTGAAACACGAATTCAAAACGGATTCCGTTTGTTCGGTAAGTACTATCAAGCACTTTGGGATTAAACTGTGCTAAATACTTCTATGACAATCATAGGAGATATCAATGGACTTTTTTACAGAAGATGCAGTAAGGCAACTAATTCCAAAAGTTAAAAACTTTGATGAATGGTATAGCAATCTATTAAATACATTGCCAGAATATGACATAGATACTTCAGCTAGAGTTGCGGCATTTATGGCACAATGTGGACATGAATCTGGTGGGTTTACTGTTATGCAAGAGAATTTGAATTATTCTGCAAAAGGTTTAGTCGGCACTTTTAAGAAATACTTTCCTACTGAAGCCCATGCAAAACCATACGAACGCAAACCAGAAATGATTGCAAATCGTGTTTATGCTAATCGTATGGGTAATGGAGATGAAGCATCTGGAGAAGGCTGGTACTTCCGTGGTAGAGGTATTGTGCAAATTACAGGAAAGAACAACTACACTAAGTGTTCACAATCATTGTTTGAAAGCAATGTTCTAGTTGAGAATCCTGATTTGTTGCTTGAGACAGAGTATGCTATTCATTCTGCTTGTTGGTTCTGGTCAGCGGCTAGACTAAATGAACTAGCAGATATTGGGGATATGAAGACTATGACAAAACGAATCAATGGTGGATACATTGGCTTAGAAGACAGAATCAACCATTACAATCATGC